AGCTCATATGCATCATTAACGTGCATCTTGTCACGACCATGCGGACTAACGGTTCTTGTAAACCGCGGCACAACCAGATGACTGATTCCCTGCTCGGTTGCCTTCTCCCTCGCGCTATACTGAAATCTGACAGGACCAAGGAGCATATAATTGATTTTTTCCAGTCCATCTCCTCTAAAAGGAGTTGCAGTCACACCATATACATATTTTGCCGTTACTTCTTTCAAAACTGCACTCACTGTATCAGATGCACTATGGTGGCACTCGTCAGCATGTGTCAAGTAAGGGCGGAAAGATTTTTCTGCCATATTTTTTCATGGCAGAAAGCCATCATTCCACGGTCACAGCTTTGCATATTTCATCAGCTAAACTTGATATTTCCTCATGCTTTACTTCAACCTCTGGCAATTCTTTTTCATTAATATCTCTGCCTTTATACAGCTTTCCTGCTTCTATTATTTCATCAATAATTACGGTTCTTCCATCCTTCAGAAAAGCATACTTCATTACACGAACTTCAATATCAAATTTACCTCTATCAGACTCAAACGGTTTATATACTGTACTACTGCTATCTGATACATAGGTAATTTCCATATCCGGAGAAAACTCATGATAGTTTACTCTACTATATCCAAACTCAACTACACCATCTGCATTGACAGCATATATTAATCTCTTATCCGGGGAAACTCTGTACTTATACTTGAACTGATAAGTTTCTATTGCCTCCAGCGGATTCATTCCCTCATAGTATTCTTGGAAATCCTCAAATTCTCTATCTCGCAAAGCAATATATTCTTCCCAGGCTAAAATCTCATCCATGTCAATTCCCGTAGGAACATCAACCGGCATAAAATCATATCTCGAAATATCAACGAAAACAGTGAGCCCTTTGCATTCTTCACAGTACCAACAATCTAAATCCTCACCTGGAACATCATCAACGCAATCATATAACTGCCAGTATTCACCATTATCATCCATCTTACAGTCTGGATGTTTCTCAACAAATTCTCTAAAGAAGCCTATGCGAAAAGCCCATACGACTGGTTTCCCATCACCATTCCACATATCATGTCCTGACGGGCATCCTGTATGTGCCATAATCATCACCTCTCAATCTGAACCCACCAGCCTCTGCCATCTTTATAACCATTTCTTTCCATAAAAGGCTTTAATATTTCGATATAGCCACGGTTGGTGACTTCCACACCTTCTGTCTTCAAAATCTCAAATATTTTATTGCGAATAACTTCCGCTACTGCAAACCATTCATCCGTAATTCTACAAGCCTCTTTATGTTCCGGTGTACCTTCCTCATAGTCATAGATATCATCCTCAACCCACCAAGCTTTATTTGATGCCATAGAATAAGCATCTGCCAGTTCTTTTTCTGTTTCAACCTGAGATGCTATTATCTTCATCTCTTCAATAGAAACATCTGGCGTAGGATCACCACCCATAATGACGGTATCTTCATCAAACATATCCTCAACGGAAATCCAATTTCTGTCTTGCATAGCATCAATTGTATTTTTCCATAATGGCAATGGACTAACACCTACAAAACCACTTTCCTGTGCGTCATTGACTTCTATAATAATCCACTCTCCATTATCGTTTTTTGCCAAATCAACCGCAATAAAACATGTGGCTACTTTATGGGCTGCCCATTCACTTAATTCAACGGCTACCTTTTCATCCTCAGGACTCATAGCATATTTATTTCCCATATACCAGTACGGTCCATAGGCAATGCATTTGCCTTCAAAGCAAAAGAATCTGAATTCATAGCTTATTGGAACCATTTCTGGATATGATGTATCATCTATAGTCTGTAATTTCACATATTCTCTTACAGCTACCTTTTGCCAAGATAGAATACTATCACTCTTCCATACCTTTTTGAGATTTTCATATGCTTCGGCATTCTCAATAATACACTGTGATTTATTGTGTCTGTTGGTTTGACGATTTCCTTTAATAAACACTGGAAATGAAAAGTCTTTTAACAACTCATTCACATCTGGAAGTTCGTCATATATTTTTGTAAATGGTGTTCTATCCTTAATTGCTGGATACCATTTTTCAATTGTACTGCAGCGGAGATGTTCAGCATTGTGAACCAATAATTTCATCCCCATGCTTTCAATCATTTCTTCCAGACCTTCATAGTCTTCTACTGCTCCAATATGCAAAAGTACAGGTGAATCAATCTCTGATACTACTGACTTACAATCAAAGTGATTTCTAAAATCAAAATCATAGGCATCATTACCTGTCCGCTTATTCAGTATAGCTATATCCCCGATCTGTATGAAATCATCACATACTTGTCGCAATTCCATATTATGATCACTCACTTTCATTCCCGCTAAAGGCTATTGTTTCTCTAATAAAATTCCCGTTTTCATCAAATTCATGAATGTGATACTCAAAACAATCCTCTTCCGTACATGGTTTTCCTGATTTGTCTTTAAAATATGTTTTGTAATGCGTTCCCCAAGGAGTTATTCCACTTTCTTCAAAATTTCTGCCATCAAATGGATCATCTACATGAACAAGTTCTGCCCATCTCGCATACAAAAACTTTGCATATTGAACATCTGGAAGTCCATAGCATCCAATAGCTAATCCGTCGTTCATCTCAATTAGTAATGTTCTGCCATCATCTGTAACTCCAAAATCCAAAGAATATGCATTGGGCTGTGTTCTGAATTCACGGACTGCCCTCTCAACAATAGAAGTATCACAAACTGCTTCTTTATCTCCATTGTAGAACTGTACGCCAAGCACTTTCCCGTATCTGATGAAACACCGCCATTCTGATACAAAATTCACTACATCGCTACATAAAATATCAGCTTCTGGATCCATTTTTTCATATTCAGAAACATCATTCCAGGATTTTACAACAATACCTTTAGCAGCTTTTTCTTCAACCGGTTTTATAAATACTGGTAGCTTTTCATTCTTTAAATCCTTAATTTTGACAGTCCAGATATTTCTCCCTCTATATTCTTCAATTTCTTCAGGATAATTATAGTTTGGAATGGATATATTATCTTGAGATAACGCATGACCCATAATTAGCATTCCACCCACAACTATATCCCCAAGATTCCTCTGATCCAGTTCCTCATTCGTAGTAAACAATACACATTCAACACCAAGTTTCCTAAAGCCGTCATATGCGGCTTTACATTCTTCGTTCCAGGGTTCTCCCTGAAAAGCGTGGATAAAAGCACGCATACAGACATCCTCCTTATTTCATATCAAACATATTTTCAATAACAATCATCCCTACTGGGTCATCACAATAAATAAAACTACCGTCACCATCTATTGTTCTAATAATGTCGAACTTGACTGGCTCTACCATGCAATGTATAAGATCACAGTCTGGTCCCATGATTGTTTCACCAAATATACATTTATTTTTCTTTAAAATTGACACAATTTCTTCAAACTCTTCGTCATCCGGTCTGTTCTCAAAATTTGTAAAATATAATCTGACGGAATCCCCGTCCATATGGAAAGCTTTCATGACATTTCCCCTTTATGCTTATTCTGGTAGCATGGTTCCCTTTTTCAACATATCTACAATAACTGAATCGTCCGACTTGATTTCATCTGTCACATACATAAGATAATTGTAGATATTTGTAATGTCTTCTCTATCTAAACCCATACTGAATGAATTACTACCAAGACCATCCTTGCACCAGAAGTGAATAATCATATCCCCGTCGATATCTACATCGTGATATCCCTTAGGATAAATAACCTTCCCCGGAATGCTATATAGTCTCTTTGCAATTCTTAAATCAAATTGAAGATCTGGCTCAGCAAACTCTATAATGCAATCCTCTTCCAATTCATTTGCTATGAGTTTTTTTAGTGTATCTCTTAGCCATAAAACCTCTGAGGACATAATGATTTCACCGCTTGGATCATACTGTAAATAATCGCTATGAATATACAATTCAACATCACACCAATTGTCATCCCACTCTTCCGCTGTTTTCGACTCTCTCCATCCATTTATTTTCAATTGAACATCCACATCACATAAATCTAATCGTAATCTCAAAACAACACCTCCATCATGTCTTATGGTACAATCAGGGTATCATATCTTGTGTCCATAAAAACGGACTCCTAATATAGGATGTGAGTGATTTTGTCAAATGTGTACAAAAACCCAAAATATATTCTATCACAATTTCGGTGTTTCTTCCACAAAAATAAACCGGCAAGGCATCGCCCCACCGGTCTATCGTCCATTATTATTCATTTATTCTTCCAACAGCATCTTCATCAGCTTATCTGAGAAGTTCCATCGAATCTCTATCTTGCCTGGTTCAAACATCAACACCTGATCTATAAATGCTCTTACCATATCATTTGTAAGCTCTGGGCTTCCGGAATACTTATCCAGAGCATCCTTAAGCTTTGCTGTCTCAGGATAATCAGCAGCATTAATCCTTTGAATCTTCCCCTCATACTCAGCAATCTCTGTTTCTATACCAGCAATCTCAGCGTTTATCCTGTCTCTCTTCACAAGAAAATCATCCTTTGTGATTACGCCTTCATTCATCAGTTCCAGGTTTTCAAGGCGTATTCTCTTGCAGCGTTCCAATGATTTTTTCAGCGTTGCGACTTTTTCAGCATATCCTAAGACTGCTACACCCTTATCCTTCTGAGAAGCTTTTATCTTCTTATCCAGATTATCAGCACAGTCCAGTACCACCTTTAACGACTCCCACACCGCATCATTGATGGGAGACTCCATTATTTTGTCTGAATAACAGCTTGCATCCGGATTCTGTCTTGAAGCATTACACATAAAATATTTTTTCTTCTGCTTATTATAAAACTGAACTGCTCTGCCACAACACCCACATCTGGCTACACCTTTAAGCGCATATCTCATACCAGAAGCACGAACAGGGCTCTTCACCTTACGGATCACTTCCTGAGCCTGCTGCCATTCTTCTTTTGAAACTATCGCTTCATGTTTCCCTTCAACGATAATCTGCTCAGACTTAGGCACTGCCCGACTCACTTTACTGCAAGGCATCACGTATTCACGCTTGTGTCCTACCACAGCTCCATAGTACATTTCCTGCCTGAGAATCTTTAGTACCATTGTCAGATTCCAAGCCAGTTCACTGCTTTGGTTCTTAAACTTCTTTTGATCCGGATGCTTCATGCAGTAATACTGCCCCGGAGTAGGAATATGTTCTTCGTTGAGCTTTGTCGCAATCTCAGCAGTTCTATATCCTTCAAGAGCATAATCAAATATTTTCCTTACAACTGCTCCAGCTTCTTCATCAATAGCCAGCTTACCTTTGGTGGTATCATGCTTTTTGAGACCATATGGCACATGACCGCCAAGGTACAGCCCCTGCTTTGCCTTTGAACGCTTTGCCGTGGACACCTTAACCGACAAATCCTTGCTGTAGTAATCATAGACAATATTCTTCATTACCACATCCAGACCACCGGTAGTTCCCTTATAATCGTTGCTGTCATAATGGTCATTTACAGATATAAATCTCACACCAAGGAATGGAAAGATACGTTCCAGATAATCTCCAAGCTCAATATAATCCCTTCCAAATCGTGAAAAGTCCTTAACCACAACACAGTTGATGGTTCCGCTCTTAATCTTTTCTATCAGCCTCTCGAATGAAGGTCTGTCAAAATTAGTACCCGAAAAGCCATCATCGAAGAATTCATACTGCTCACATTTTGATAATTCATCAGAGGAATCAATATAATGTTGTATCAGGTCTCTCTGATGGGATACGCTTTCGCTCTCTGTCTTGTTTTCCTTCTTCATAAGGTCACGGTCAGCCTGAGACAGACGGATATATTTTCCGATAACTGTTTTTGCCATATCACACCGCTCCCTTCGATAATTCATTTACAATGCGCTCATAGGTTTTCTTTTCATCTGCATAATTCAGAATGACCTCAACTCTGCCATCTTCGTACACGCAAATTTTACTAACCAGCTCATTGACCATATCCTGATTTACAGCTGTTTCCTGCTCAACCTTACGCAATGCTGCAAGCCATTCTCCACCATCTGAAAGAACTCTTTCCAATTGATGCTTCTTCTCTCTGGCAGCCTTAAGCTGTATCTGTATTTCTTCTGCCTTGGCGTCATAGCTTTGCTTTGCAAACTGATATTCATCAGCGTCCAGCAGACCTTCTGTGTAATTCTCATAAAGGCTCTCACGCTTGGTGTTAATCTTCTGAAATTCCTGAGACAGATAATTTATCTGACCGTTGTACATATCCATAAGGTTACGCTCATTCTTCGTACCCTTTAATCTTTTCAGTAGCTTCTCTTCTTCCAGTGCAACTTCCAGCTGAGTTTTAATTACAGAATAGACTGCATCGCAAACAGCATCGTAACCTATATGGTGTCTGCTACATTTTTCATAATGGCTGTCTCTGAATCCCCCACAGATGTAATAAAGGGAAATGTACTTATCATCAGTCCGCTTATCTTTATGCCTTACAAAACGCATCCTCTTACCACAGTCACCGCAATAGATTCTGTTCTTGAAAATATTTGGTATGGATTCTCTAATCTCTTTAGTTTTGGCATTCTTCTTTGCCATCACCTTGCTACGTTCCTCAAAGATACTCTGAACCTTATCAAATAGTTCCTTACTTACAATCGGCTCATGCATGTCTGGAATGATTCTCCATTCATCCGGCGTAGCCCTGTGAATCTTTATCCCCTGATAAAGAGATTTCGGCATACGACCATAAACGATACAGCCAGTGTATGTAGGATTCTTCAAAATATCTATAATGGTTCTGCCATACCATGTAGTGTGCTTATACTTCTCATGATGCCAGATTCCCTGATTATATTTATGTGTTGCCGGTGTAACAGCTCCCATAGCATTTAATCTTTCGCTAATCTCATTATGGCTCACGCCAGCAGCCTTCCATTCATAAATCATACGAACATAGGGAGCCACTTCCATATCGACTTCATATCTGTATGCATCAGTCTTTGACTTTACATATCCGTATGGAGCAAACGCTGGAAGGAATTCTGCATTTTCCTGTCTTGCCCTGAATGATGTGATAATCTTTCGTGAAATATCCTTTGCATAGACATCATTTATCATGTTCTTCAAAGGAATCATCAAAGCACCCTCGGCATCCTTTGAAGTAAGACTGTCATACCCATCTGTAATGGAAATAAATCTTATACCAAGAAACGGAAATATCTTCTCCAAATACTGTCCGGCTTCAATGTAATCACGACCAAATCTTGATAAATCCTTTACCACGATGCACTGAACCTTGCCGGTTCTAACATCTTCCATGAGTTTTTGGAACTGAGGTCTGTCAAAATTAGTTCCCTTTTCACCGTTATCCTCATACACACTATATAATTTCAGATCCGGCTGTCCGCTCATATAATCCTTGCAGAAGCTAATCTGATTGGCAATGGAATCTCCATCATCATCTTTACCGCTATTTTCTATAGATAATCTTGCATAAATAGCTGTGCTGTATGTATTCCCACATTCAATTGATGCAACAGCTGCGACAGTACTGACATCTCTTCTACTCTTCCTTGCCATCATGCACCTCCTGACCTGCCATCAATTTTTCTGATAGGGAGCCCAACATATTGAGAACTTTTTCAAAATCATCGTGATGACGAAATATAACATCCACACGCTTATCTTCATAAACAAGAATTTCTTCTATCAGATCCAGCACTACTTTTCGTTCTATTGCGCTGATATTCTTATACTGCTTAAAAGTATCCATCCATGCCAGACTGTTGCGATTTTTACTCACAGCCTGTTCTCTGTCAGCCTCCAATGCCTTAATGGCTTCTTCCGCCTTTTTGATTTTTTCAGCATAGCTTTTCTTGAAAATAAAGTATTCGTCCTGTCCAATCAGACCTTCCTGCAGATTTTCATATAATTTCAGCTTAAACCCTTTGTTGCGTTCGATTTCTTCTTTCAGCTTCACTATTTGAGCATCATAGTTAAAGACATTTCTCTGATTCTCCGGAAGTGAATCAACACATTCAAGCATTCTCTGTGCTTCGGAGATCATTTTATTATGATTCTGAATCAGCTGTAGGACACATTCTTCCAGTCCTGCTTCACTGATAGAATGTGTGCTACATCCCTTTTTCCTCTTATGGGTAGAGCAGATATAGTACACGTAATCCTTATTGTCCTTACGATACTTTTTACGCACCATGCTCTGACCACAATCACCGCATCTGATAAATCCGGAGAATGGATATACAACTTCCTCATCAGGAGCAGTTCTGATATCACGCTCCAAGGTTCTCTGAACTGACTCAAATATTTCTTTATCAATAATAGCCTCATGTGCATTTTCCACACGAACCCATTCATCCGCATCCTTATGGATAACCTTCTTCACCTTATAATTAGGTGTACTCCTCTTACCCTGCACCAAAACGCCAGTATATATTTCATTTGTAAGAATGCGTGTAACAGCAACAGCTGTCCAAGAAGCCTTTTGATGAACACGGAAGCTTGTCTGATACTTTATGCCAAGTGAATGCTTATACTCCATAGGGCAAAGAACACCCTGAGTATTTAACTTATCTGCAATTCTCCCCTGACTCATTCCAAGCGTTTTCCATTTGAAAATGGCACGCACAACTTCTGATGCATATATATCTGGTATCAGCTTATTATGATCATCTGGATTCTTAAGATAACCATATACAGCAAAGTTTCCTATAAACTCACCGTTCTTACGCTTAATTTCAAGCTGACTTCTGATTTTTACAGATATATCCTTGCAATAGGCATCATTGATAAGGTTCTTAAAAGGAACAATCAAAGAATCAGCCTGGCTTCTATCCGTGCTGTCATAGCTGTCATTGATGGCAATAAAGCGTACTCCCATAAAAGGGAATACTCTCTCAATATAATTGCCTGCTTCTATATAATTTCTTCCAAAACGGGAAAGGTCTTTGACAACGACACAATTAACCTTCCCGGAGCGGATTTCATCCATCATCTCCTTGAAGGCTGGTCGTTCAAAATTGACACCCGAAAAGCCATCGTCTGTTTTCTCTGAAACAACATGAATCTCCGGATGCTTACTGATATAATCCCTGATTAGGGCTCTCTGATTTGTGATGCTGTCACTTTCAAGCTTATCGCCATCATCACGTGACAGTCTGGTATAAATGCATGCGTTATAGGTTTTGATACTCATACCCTTCATCTCCTTCCGTCTAAGTAACGCCCATTAGACTAAGATGAAGGCTATATCTGGCACAGCCAGTTCTTTTTCGACTTAGTTCTAATGTAACATAAGCATCCTGGCATTTCCATGACACAATTTATCTTGTCCTAAGATAATGCTCCATGCGCTCTTCCAGAGTCACATCAGTATCTATAAAGCTTGTCTTTACAACGATATCTCCACACTTAAAGCAATATGGATTTTTTATCTGGTCGATAAAACTGCGAATGCGATCCTCTTTAGGTAAAGAGCGGTCTATCTCTACATCTCTGATATCTACCAAATCAGCACGATCCACTGTACGAATATCAATGGCTTTCATTTCATCTGCTGTCATAGGGCACCTCCAAAAAAGTATTGTTTCCTACCCCTTAAAGTTCCCTGGAGACAGATTTTTCCGCCCTAATATCACTTTTTTTTGCAAAAAAATAAGACCTACAAGGCATTACACCTCATAGGTCTCACAATTACACTTTCTGGCAATAATCCAACCTGATCCATCCAGCGCCACTCTTAAGTCTACCCCATCCAGAATCAGAGCCTTTTCCACTCTTCACTTCCATGATGGTAAACACGCCCACTCCTGTACATATTCCAGTCTTAGCTGTATTAGTTCCAGCACCCTTCCTGATATTCAGATCAGGAATGCTAACCTTCACCAAAAAAGGACAATCCTCATTCGTCATCCCGCTTGCAGCACCTTCTGCCACCTCAGGATAAACTTGCTTTCCATTCCAGTCATAAACCTCATACCCTGGATTCTTATCAGCCATAGCTTTCGCATTGACGAGAATCGTGTACGCACCAAGCTGAGATTTTGCATCGTCCCAACTCTTCCTTACACGATAATACTTCACCACATCCGAAGCTTCACCGGATACATCATACTGAGTAAGATTCCATCTCTCGATAATGCTGCAAAGCTTATCGACATAGGTAAGGCTCGTAGCATAGCCACCATCCTTGATAATCTGTGCTGCCTTCT